GAGGAGCTGCGTAAGTTTCTGAAGATGGATGTCGGTGAGCAGATTTCCCGCTCTCAGGTGACGAAGAAGATGAATGAGTATGTGACTGAGAAGGGTCTGAAGCAGGGTCAGCTTATCAACATGGATGCTTCTCTGAAGGCTATCCTGGACCCCCCAGCTGATGTACAGGTGACGTTCCTGAACATTCAGAAGTACATTAACAAGCACTACATCAAGTCCGATACGCCTGCCAAGCCCAAGAAGGCGGCTGCTCCAGTGACGACTGACGCCACGACCGAGCCTGCCACGCCCAAGGCGGCAGCGAAGCGTCCGACTGTGAAGAAGATGTGAGCCAGAGGGTGTTGCCCTCTGGATTTTTTCCACAGTATAATGTAATATGAATAAACTGCTGATTCTGTTTCTGATTCTCATCGCGCTCTTTTTCGTCTTTCAGGTTGTTAAAAAACCTGCAGCGGAGTCGACGGGAGTGAGTGGCACTGGACCCGGGTACATCCCAGCGTTCCAGGGGTACCCTGAGGTGGGTGTCAGTGGTGCTTAAAACAAAAAGTGTACGTAGTACTATAAAATGGAAACCGTTGAATCGCCAGAGCTCGTCGATGCCCCAAACATCGACCGCGTGGCGCTTGAACGTCTCGTAGGAACGAAAATTAATGATATCAAAGTGTATCGCAGGTCTTTCACACATAAATCAGCCCTCAAAAAGTACAAGGGTCTTGAAGGCTCGTACGAGACGCTGGAATTTATGGGTGACTCCGTTCTTGGATTTATCATCACGCGTTATCTTTTTGAAAAGTTTCCAGCAGAGCAGGAGGGGTTTTTGACCAAGGCGCGTACGAAACTCGTGAGAGGTAAAACGCTTTGTGAAATTTCAAAACGTCTAGGGCTTGAGAAGTGGGTTCTCATGGATGACAAGGGGATGCGTAATGGTTGGAACACCAATGAAAACATACTTGAGGATGTTTTTGAGGCACTTGTAGGTGCCATTTACCTGGACATTGGTATGATTCATGCCAAGTCGTTTGTGTTTGCGGCGTTTGATCACATTGACATGAATCTCACGGATGACAACTACAAGGATCAGCTGATGCGTTGGTGTCAGGCAAACAAAGTGCCTTTGCCGGAGTACCAGGTTCGGGGTCAATACAACGGCACATTTCATATCGAGGTTGTCGTGGATGGTATCCCATACGGTTCTGGATTTGCGAGCACGAAGAAACAAGCGGAACAATTTGCGGCGCAGATTGCACTTAAGACGACGGAACGTTTTAAGAAGTAGAATGCACCCACGAGCCAAAGAACTCATCGCACAGACCTACGCTGATCAGCGCAGTCAGGAGTGGCTCAACCTCCGTGGAAATCTACTGACTGCGAGCGATGCGGCGACGGCTATCGGTCTCAACCCATACGAAAAGCCTGAAGGACTCTTGGCGAAAAAGTGCGGCGCGGCGCGTCCATGGGCGGGAAACGAAGCGACTGCACACGGAACGCGTCTCGAACCCATGGTTCGTGATTTGTATGACATGCGTCATGGTCAGATTTCACATGAGATTGGTCTTGTGCAACATCCGGTGCACAAGTTTCTCGGCGGTTCACCTGACGGAATCACAGAGTCTGGTCGACTTTTGGAAATTAAGTGTCCTCTGAGTCGAAAGATTAAACCCGAAGTTCCGGGGTATTACCTACCACAGATTCAACTTTTACTGGAGATTATGGACCTCGAGGTGTGTGATTTCCTGCAGTACAAAGAGGGACCCCCAGAAGAGTTTGTCGTCGTCGAGGTTCCACGCGACCGTGAATGGTTTGCCAAGTACCTTCCAGTGATGAAGGATTTTTGGGACAGCGTGCTTGCCATGCGTCGCAAAGGTATATGTGACGTCGATATTGACGAAATACAAATTGAGTCTGTTGTTTCAGTTGAAGAATGCGAGGTTGACTTAATGTAAGTAACCAAAGCACGCGCTGATAGAATTAGCGTAAGCGTCTTTGATGCTTTTCAAGCCCTTATATTCATGAAGAGTTGCAAGCAACCCATCACGAATATCACGTGCCTGTTGTCTCTCTTTATTTGCGATGGCTATGAGCGTACCCTGTATCTCAGGCGTGAGTGAGTCCCATGCATTTTCAGCCTCGAACCACACTGCTCCAGGGTCATCCTTGGGAGACTTTTTGTCCTGTATCCACCTAATCATGTAAGTGTAGGCCGCCCTGCTTAGCGAATCGCGTTCGAAGATATATTCAACTTCGCCGTCACGTATGATTGCAAGTTCACCGTCAATGATACTAAACTCATCCATGGTATAAAAAAACCTGACATTTTAAAATAAAGTAAAATGGACCCTGTAATCTGGTCCAAGGTACCATATGACCTCCTTGAGTGTATCGCGTTCTTTTGCGACATAGATTCGAGGAGGGCGCTTGAATTCAAACCACGAAAACTTTCAAAGTTGGAATTGAATATTAGAATTTATCCAATTGCTTGGCGTCAACTACGTGGAATAAAAGTTTTTAATATTTCAGGACCAACAAAGATCCTTTCTACTGGAAAGTTTATAACTGACGATGGCGAAGTAGATTATTGGCACAACTATAAACGCCTATCGGGTTAGAGAACTGAGACGTGTGTAAATAAATGGCGCACCGTCTGTATCAAGCCCTGCTCGAAAACCCACGCATTCCTATCGTCATCGCAAGTGGTCCGGCCGGCACAGGCAAGACCATGATGGCGTGCCAAGCCGCATCGAAGCACGCTCGTCACGTCATTTTGACTCGCCCAGCCGTATCTGTGGATGAAGAGCATGGATTTCTCCCCGGTACAATGGACGATAAGATGGATCCGTGGGTTCGCCCAATGAAGGATGCAATGTCACTCAAGACAAAGTTTGAGGTGTGCCCTCTTGCCTACATGCGCGGGCGAACGTTCGATAACTCCTGGATCATCGCAGATGAGATGCAAAACTCAACGCCAAATCAGATGCGTATGGTGATGACTCGCATCGGGAAGGATTCTAAACTCATCATCACTGGTGACACGGGTCAGTATGATCGTGGGTTTGAAAACAATGGACTTGTTGATTTACTAGAACGCCTGAAGAACTACCCTATCAATGGTCTCGAGCAGGTGCAATTCGGCGAAGATGACATTAAGCGGCATGCGATTATCAAGGAGATTTTGCGGTTGTACGCTTCTTAGGATACGGGACGAAACCACGAATATTTGCAACACTGAACCGACCTCTATTGTATGGCTGGCTCAGAAAGTAAATGCCCGCAGCTGAATTTTTCCACTGAGTCGTAACGAGTGTCTTAACAGGTGATGAGTTTTTCACCCTGAAGCGGCCGCGGGTCGCAGCCCCCTTTGCACGGATGTTTCGCTGGAGTTGTGAGACGCTCTTTATATACTGGCGCACTTTGTTCCAGCGTTTCATGGCATTTTCACGCGACTCATTCACGGTCGCCAGGCTTGATGGACGCCGGTTGGTGCTGGGGCGATACTTGTATGGCGACTGACCTTTTATAGTGTGACCCATATGATTAATTCAAATATTTTTATTCTAGATTGAGAATTTCACATCGGAGATTTGCATACACTGTGGTATTGAACACCTCCATGACATTATCGACAACCCGCTGAATGTGGTCATCTGGATCAACTGGCCACGGCATGTTCATTCCGACCCACGTACACTGCTGCAAAAGCGCGAGGTTTGCATCGATTACACATTCGAGCTCCGGGTAAATAGAATGCATCGAGTCAAACACATCTTTGAGCACAAGATTCGTCTCACGGGCATTCCTGTACCGAAACTTGTTGTTTTGTTCCCAGAACACCCGATCTGTCTGCTTTGTGAGGTAAAATTTGAGCCCATTACGAATACGGTGTTCAAAAATGTCGAGCATTTCGTCGACTTTGTTCATCTTGTCTTGTGCTTTCGGAGCATCGCGGTTTTAGACCAAATAAAGTTTACCCGGCTTTCAACAGTATGAGTTATTACGAAACACTCGGCGTCGAGCGGGGTGCATCAGCAGATCAGATTAAAAAGGCGTACAGAAACTTGGCACGAGTCAATCATCCCGACAAAGGAGGTGACGCTGAAAAATTCAAGGCGATCGGACAGGCATACGAAGTGTTGAGCGACCCAGACCGACGTGCCCGCTATGACCAGTTTGGAACTGATGTCCCTGAACAGCAGCAAGGGCCACAAGGGCCAGACATTTCCAATATATTTCAGCAAATGTTTGGTGGGATGGGTGGTCCGCAGCAGCAGCAGAGTATGGATAGGCATCACACGATAGACCTGACACTTGAACAAGTGTACACCGGTGTGGACAAGACTATCAAGGTACCCGTGACGAAACACTGTCAGTCGTGCGCCTCTATGTGTCATCGGTGCCAGGGACGGGGAATGATGGTGCAAGAAATGATGGGTATGATGGGTCAGATGTTCGCACGACCGTGTGATCAGTGTCAGGCATCTGGGGTTGTACGAAAGGGGTGCCCGGGGTGCAACCACAAGAAAATGCACGTGGATACACTTATGATAAATTTACATATTGAAAAGGGTATACACACAGGGGCACAACATAGGTTGCAAGGACTCGGGGAACAAGCGCGGTCGAATCGTGAAAGAACTGGTGATCTCATTATTACATTCAATATAAAACCCCACCCCAAGTTTGAACGTCGCGGCGAAGACATGCGGTACGTCATGACCATCACATTTCAGGAATCTGTCGAGGGACTCGAGGTGACTGTACCTCATTTCGGTGGACCTGTTCAATTCAATACAATCAAAGAGTTTGGTATAATCGATCCTCGAAAGGACTATGTCGTAAAAGGCAAGGGACTTTCTGAAAAGTCAAATCTTCTCATCAACTTTGATGTACAATACCCAAAGCGGGTCTGACAAGCGGCTTGGGTTTCGGGTTCCCGTGACGGCACATAGGACACGTCACCGCCTTGAACGAAGCTGCTTGACTCTGTTTCCATGATTCAAAACAATCGATGTGAAAGTAGTGCCCACACGACGTTTTTGTAGTTGTTTCGCGTGTAAGGTCGCTGTAGCATACAGCGCACTCCGTCGGCATTTCAGGGGGCGGTGGAAGCAAATTGGAACGCTTT